TTTGAACCGCAACACTACCCTGTAGCAAACAGTAAGATAAATCTACTGCTTGGTGAGGAGATGAAGCGTAAGTTTGATTGGAAGGTACGTGTAATCAATCAGAATGCTGTTACTGAAAAGGAGCAGGATATCAAAAAGATGATTAATGATCAGTTTCTTGAGTTTGTAATGTCTAAGACACCGCAGGATCAGATGGCTGAGAAGATACAGGAACTTGATAACTACCTAAGATATGATTATCAGGACATACGTGAGAAACGTGCTACAGATCTGCTTAATCATATAATGGAGAAGGAGAACCTAAAGTACAAGTGGAACATGGGATTCCTTGACGGTCTTGTTGCAGGTAGAGAGGTGTATGCACTTGACATTGTAAATGGTGAACCAAGAGTACGTAAGTGTAACCCTGCAAACGTGCGTATTATACGTAAGGGTCAGTCACCTGATATTCAGGATGCAGATATTATTCTTGAGTGGGGTTACCATTCAAAGGGTAATGTGGTAGATGACTACTCTGATTATCTGACAGATGCTGAAGTTTCTGAGATAGAAAGAATGGGTGTTACAATGAACTCAGGTGCTGACGAAGCAGTAGCGCAGGGTAGAGAACCAGATCTTGTAGCAGGTACGTTCAGTATGATCGAAGATGCAGATGGTAATCTTACACCGTCAACTGCAACAGCAGATACGTTACTATCTCCTATCAGTGAGGATGGTGCTGTTCTTGTTACACGTGTAGTGTGGAGGTCTTATCGAAAGATCGGTAAACTGAAATACTATGACCGTAAGACAGGTGAGCAGTTATACAGATTCGTTGATGAGTTCTACAAACCACGTGTTGAACGAGGTGAGGAAATTGAAAAATACATTTGGGTAACTGATTGGTGGGAAGGCACACGTATCGGTGAAAACATATTTGTTAAGATGCGTCCGTTTCCTGTAAAAGCATACGGTATCAATAATCCTACAGGCACTTTATGTCCTTATGTAGGTGGTGATTATACACAGGAAGGAGAACCTACCACCTCGTTGATGGGTCGTATGAAACCTTATTCTTATTACTATGACTTCTTGATGTTCAAGCAATGGGAGACACTTAGTAAACATAAAGGAGTTGTAGGATATTTGGATCTTGCAATGATTCCTGAAAGTTGGGAAATAGAGGATGCACTCTACTTTGCAGATAAGATGGGATGGTTACCGATAGACTCGTTTAAAGAAGCACGTAAAGGTGCAGCTACTGGAACGATTGCAGGTAATATGAATGCTAACAGAAGTCCTATGAACTTTGATATGGGTAATTATCTGCAGCAAAATATGTACATTCTTAACTTTATCAAAGAAGAGATCAGTAACATCTCAGGTGTAAGTCGTCAAAGAGAAGGTGCTATATCAAGCAGTGAACTTGTAGGTAATACACAACGTTCAGTGATGCAGTCATCACATATTACTGAGCTTTACTTTCAGTTTCACGACAGAATAAAGGTTGCAGTATTGAAGGCAGCACTTGAAGTTGCAAAACACGCATATAGAGGACGTAAGCTTAACGTGCAGTATGTAACAGATGATATGTCTCAGATACTTTCTGAGATAGATGGTAATGCTATACGTGAGATTGATTACGGTCTTACTGTGAATAATAGTCTTGAATACTCTCAAATGCAACAGATGTTGATGCAGTTGGCACAGGCAGGACTACAGAATGATAAAGTAAACTTCTCTCAGATCATGGATATTATGACAGATCCGAGCATCAGTTCGGTGAGACGTAAGATTGAAACTGCTGAACGTCAGAAGTTGCAGGAGCAACAACAACAGATGCAACAACAGCAAGAACTGCAAGCACAGCAACAGCAAGCAATGCAGCAGGTTGAGCAGATGAGACAGGAAGGAAATAAACAGGCAGAGCAATTTAAAGCAGATATTGCAATGCAATTAGAGAAGGTAAGGAATGATGGAAAGATTGAACTTGAAAGAGTAAAAGCTGAACTTCAGAGAGACCTTAAGATGACCGAGAGTTCAGACACTCTCATTAAAACAAAGACAGATGTTGAGAAACTCGCAAAGGAATTACAACACGAGGCACAACAAAAAGAGCTTGATAGAGAATCTAAGGAGGAAATCGAAAGGATGAAATCTGAAAAGTCTATAAAGTGAAGGTTGTTAAACTAGAAGAGGGTATTGACATCAGATATTAATTGACTTAATTTTGTAAATTAGAAATGGAGTTTCAAAACAACGAAAACGATTTAGGTTTTAGCTTTGACATCGATGGTGTCGAAGATGCTGGAACCTTTGAGATTGAATTAAAGGAAGACGCACCTAGCTCTGCTGCAGACGCTGCCGTAAAATCAGCGAATACTACAGACGGTGAAAGCACTGAGGCAGAAGATGCTACTTCCGAAGAAGGTAAATTTGAGGTCACATTGAAAAATGCGATCAGTGGTTCCGAAAAGGAGGGAGATACCACATTCACTTTACCTGAAGATAAGCCGTCCTCTGACAGTGCTCCCTCTTCTCCTCATCTCTTGACGAGGCTTGCCTCGGCACTCCAAAAGGACGGTGTTCTTACTGGTGTAACTGAGGAGGACATCAAGGACGTAGATATTCCAAAGCTTGCTGAGATGATCAAAGGTACCATTAAACAAAATGAGTACTCTGATCTTGACCCTCGCACAAAAGAAGCATTAGATGCTATCCGTGCAGGTGTACCTGTTGAGAATGTTGTAAAACATCACAACGCAGAAACCAAGCTGGCAGATTTCACAGAAGATCGTTTTATTGAATCAGATATAGATGATGAAGCCATTGCGGATACTAAAAAGAACATCCGACAGAATCTTATCTACAATGATTTGATTGCACGTGGTTATTCACAGGCAGATGCTGAAAGACGTACTCGTCAATCATTTAACTCAGGTGATGATGAGGCAGATGCAAAACTTGCATTGAACAGTCTTAAAAGTATTGCTGCACAAAGAAAACAAGCAGAGATCGAACAGGCAAAACAGACTCAACAACAACACGAGAACTCTCGTCAGGATCTTTTTAAAAGAGTTGCTGAATTGAAAGAGGTTCTTCCTGGTATGCCTGTTAATGAAGAAACTGCAAAATGGATGGCAGAAGCAATGACCAATCCTACGGGTAGGAATGAAAGCGGTCAGTTGCGAACCACCGTAAGTGATAAACGTAGTGAGGATCCGTTCAATTTTGATACGCGATTGCATTACTTTATTAAAATGGGTCTCTTTGATGAGAAACCTGACTTGTCCCTTTTTACAAGACGCTCTATGAGCAGTGCTGTAGAGGAACTTGAAAAGAGCCTTTCTAATGAAGGGATCTATGAAGGAGGGAGGGGAGCTTCCCTTGAGAGTATCACCGAAAGAGAAATGAAGGAGAATTACCTCCGCATGCTTGACGGTGCAGATATTTAATAGAATTTGAAATAAATACCCATTTAAAAACATGGCACTTCAATTTTCAGAATTTCAAATGTATGATGCGCAGCACTGGTCAGGATTGACAACTGCGAATCACTTACATAGCATTTATCAGGGTCGTCCACAAAAGGCTACTGATATTATGCGGAGAATCCACACTACTAACTTCGGTGTAGACTTAGATTCTCAACTATCTAAGTACAAGGTAAAATATCTTGATACTGATGATGACTTCACATGGGAACTTATCGGAAGCGGTAAGAAAAACGTTCCTTTGATCGAAGCACGATTGACTCCAACAGGAACTGCAGTAGCAGTAGGTGACGAGCCAGGAAGAAACGTTACTTCTTTCTACATGGTTTTCCCAGAAAGATGGTTCACTGATGAGCACATTATTGTTGGTCACAAAAACGAATTATATTCACTACAGATTCAGTCTGAGCCTGTAGCTGATTCTACTAACTGGATCTACGAAGTGAAATTAATCACTGGAGATCCTGATCTTTTCGTACCAGTTGAAGAACTTGCAGCAGGTAAAAGATGGAGCCGTGAGTGGTCTCTTGTTGAATCTACTCTTTCTAAGAAAGGTGGTGGTATCAACTTTGAGTCTCCATTTGGAATGAGAAACACTTTCTCAATGATTCGTATGCAACATACACTTCCTGGAAATATGGTTAACCGACCATTTGCTACAGGATTCAAAGTAAAAGATGCAAAAAGCGGAAAGCTTGAGAACTTCGTTACTTGGATGCAGTATGAAGATTACGTGTTCGATCAGCAGTATCGTCTTGAGAAGAACAGATTGATGATGTTCGGGCGTTCTAACAGAGGAACAAACGGTCAATACTACAATTTTGGTAAGTCAGGTCACGTTAAAAAGCAAGGTGCAGGTATCCGTCAGCAGATGGAATCTTCAGGTACTGAGTTCTACAGTGACTTTTCTATTGAGTGGTTGTTGAGTGTTCTTATGGATCTTTCTGAAGGAAAACTTCCTACTGACCAACGACACTTTGTAGCTCGTACAGGTGAGCGAGGAGCTGTACAGTTCCACCTTGCATTAGAAAATCATGCGCAGTTGTTCAGACCATTGTTTGATGCTACTCGTATGTTCTCTACAAGCAACAACGGAGGTATGGCAGGTGTATCTATGGCATACGGTTACGGAGGTCAGTTCCTTGATTATATGGGACCTAACGGAATCCGTTTCTCTATCTCTGTAGATTCAATGTACGATGATCGTGAGCGTAATAAGATTCTTCACCCGAATGGTGGTGTTGCTGAGTCTTATCGTTACGATATTATGGATATCGGTACTACTAATGGAGAACCGAACATTCAGAAGTTCTATGTGAAAAACTCTGATAACATCTACGGTTACGAGCCAGGATTGAGAGATCCTTACTCTCCAACAGGTAAGATGTCACAGATGTCACATTCAACTGACGGTTATACCGTACACAGAGGATGTCAGGTAGGTGTTGCAGTTTACGACCCAAGTCGTACTAAATCACTTATTCCTAACATTTTGTATTAATAATTGCTAACGTTTAGAAGAGGAAATAACAATGGCTAAGAAACGAACAACAAAAACTGAGGTAGAAACAGGGGCGGTCGAAATGACTGCTCCTGCATTCTCCTTACCAAAGAAAAAGGTCACAGTATTACCTGTGGTCAAAAAGACATGGTTACCAAAAGGTCACGAAGCTGAGTTTTTATATCAGCATTCAATGAACACCTTTACAGTACCAAAAAACGCAATGAACGGATCATATATCAATCCGCTTACATCTGAAGAACAGGATATGCTTGAAGCACATGCTGGACTATCAATTAAAGCAGGTGATCTTTCTATTCATAAGCGTGAGAATAATTTTTGGAAAAGTACATTTAAACCTGTAAAACTCGGTAAAGATCCACGTACTCTTGATCTATCAGATCCTATGGATTACATTACTTATAAGGTACTCCTTCTTAATAAAGATTATATTGCTCCTGATGCATACAGTGCACAGCGTAAAGCATCTTATAAGTATATGATTGTTGACGAGGGCTACGAGGATAATAACAAATCTGCAACTGCAAATCTTATTGCTGACGCATACCTTGAGTATGGTAAGATCCGCGAAGATAAAGTTGCACTTTCAGATATTTTGTTCTTACTTACAAATCAGCGTGTGTCACCTAATTCGACACTTATCTGGTTGCAAGGACAGATTGGAGATTTTATTGCAAACAACCCTAAGAGATTTATTGAGGTTGTAAACGATAAAGATCTTATGACGAGAGTTCTTATTACAAAAGGATTAACATATAATGCTATTCAGAAAGATGGTACTGCATATCGCACAATGGGAGGTGATCTTATGGGTGTAGATCTTACAGCAACCATTGCTTTCTTGAATAACAAACAAAATAGTGATCATCGTATCTTAATTGAAACAATGATTGCAAGAGCAGAAGGTAAGGCGTAATGGACGTACAAGAGATATTAGACTACATGAGATTGCGTTATGATGCATATGCATCACAGGACGCACCTGGTTACGATGATGATGACCTTATAAGTCTTTTCAATAAGGCTCAGAAGGTTTTCGCTAAATCATTGTACAACGAGTTTGGCAATCCTACACGTAAAGGTGCAGAGGAGAGCGAAAAGCGTTCAAAGGATCTTGTGCAGTTGAAAGCTCATAAGGTAGAGCCTAACTTCTTTCCAGGAGATCATCCTAACTCATACTTTGTAAACCTTCCTGAAGATTTCTGGGTTACTCTTAAAGAGGAACTTGACATCACCTACACTAATAGCTGTGGAGAAACTGTCTCTGATTCAAGGATTCCTGTAAAACCTATCAGGGAAGATTATTACAATGCAAACGTCAAAAATCCATACAAGCGTCCTTACGAGGAGCTTGTTTGGAGGTTTGACAGAGAAAGAGATGATATAACCAATCAGATAAGTGCAACCAACAGTAAAAGACACGAAGTGATCCTTTTTGATGGTGCAACTGCTGATAATTATAGGGTGTCTTATTATAGAGCACCTAGAAACATTGATCTTACAGATCCTAACACTTTCTGTGAGTTTGATGAGATGCACCACGAAAAGATTGCAGATCTTGCGGTTGAACTTGCAATGCAGACAACCGATAGACCTGGTTTGCAGTCTAAGATGATTGAAAACTCTAAAATAATTGAATAATGAGTCTTTTCGAAAAGGTAAGTAAAAGTAATTTTTTACCTAGTAAAGAAAACGGAAGATTTTATGTATTTTCCAAACAATTTAATGCTTTAGTTGATTTGTTAAATAGTGAAAGAGAACAAACTTCTCTTTTGTATACGCAAACAACAAGCAAAACTACAGACGTACCTACTGAAGGTCGTATTGTAAATATTCAAACTGTAGCTCTTACAGACGCTGCAGGAGCGTCTTTTGATTTTAAAGTAACTAATCCTAACATTAAAGCACCAGGTCAAAGTCGTATTAGTATTTTGTATGCTATACCAGGATCAGCTGGAGCTGCAAATGTTTGTTTAGTAGGAAGTGGGTTAGCAGCAGGAGAATGTGTATTAAGAGTAACTAATGTACACGCTTCAGATGCTTTTAATTCAAATCTTGCTATTGGTCTTAAAATTGAAGATGTAAATCTATAGTGTTCTCACCACTATAACTGAGAATATTGATTTTTTTAAATTTAAAAAGTAGAAAAAATGAGTGCACCAAGTGCAATTAATAACGCAA